ATTCCATTAGCAGATACAAGTGGAAGTATGTATGGTAAGCCAATGGAAGTGTCTATTGCATTAAGTCTATATCTAGCAGAAAGAAATCCTAGTGAAGCATTTAAGGATTTAATATTAGAGTTTGGACACGACGCTCACTTATATGATATATCTAAAAGACCAAGATTAATAGATAAAATTAATGGCTT